AGCGCAGAAACAGTTAATTTAGCCACTATATCAAGTGATAGTAGATATGGTATACTATCAAAATCAGGTGCAGATGCAAAAAAAATGTTTACAGATAAAGTTGTTCCTATATCAATTAATTATCCTTTCTTTTTTAAACCTATCCAAGATGGTATGGATCGGCCAAAATCCGAACTTGCTTACAGAGTACCTGCTAGTAAGTTTACAAGAAAGAAGATTACGGCGAATGAGCAACTCGAAGATATTAAAGGATTAGACACGACTATTGATTGGAAAAACACAGGGGACAATAGTTACGATGGAGAAAAACTAAGTTTATTAGTTCACGATGAAAGCGGTAAATGGGAAAGACCTGATAATATATTAAATAACTGGAGAGTTACTAAAACATGTTTACGATTAGGTAGTAGGATAGTTGGTAAATGTATGATGGGCTCAACTTCAAACGCATTAGACAAAGGTGGAGACAACTTTAAAAAACTATATAACTCGTCAGATGTCACGACAAGAAATAGAAATGGCCAAACAAAGTCTGGTTTATATTCTTTGTTTATCCCAATGGAATGGAACTACGAAGGATTTATTGATGAATACGGATATCCAGTTTTCGATAGTCCAAATCATGATGTGCTCGGACCAGACGGTGAATTAATAGACATAGGAATAATAGAACATTGGAACAACGAAGCAGAGGGTTTAAAAAATGATCAAGATGGTTTAAATGAATTTTACCGTCAGTTTCCAAGAACTACAGAGCACGCGTTTAGAGATGAGGCTAAAAACTCTATATTTAACCTAGTTAAAATATATGAACAAATAGATTATAATGAAGGTATAGGTAACTCCGCGGTGTTATCAGTTGGTAACTTTCAATGGGTTAACGGAATTAAAGACACGCAGGTTATATTTTATCCTGATCCAAAAGGTAGGTTTAAAGTTAGTTGGTTTCCACCTCAGCACATGCAGAACAAAATAATTCAAAAAAATGGAATTAAATATCCTGCAAATGAACACATGGGCGCCTTTGGTTGTGATAGTTACGACATATCAGGAACTGTTGATGGTAAAGGATCTAACGGAGCTTTACACGGTTTAACTAAGTTTTCGATGGAAGACTGCCCGCCTAATCATATGTTTTTAGAATATATATCTAGGCCACCAACTGCTGAGATATTTTTTGAAGACGTATTAATGTCGTTAGTTTTTTATGGCATGCCTATTTTATGTGAGAACAACAAGCCTAGATTATTATATCATTTAAGACGTAGAGGTTATAGAGGTTACTCAATGAACAGACCAGACAAACTTTGGAACAAGCTTTCAGTAACGGAAAAAGAAATAGGTGGAATACCTAACTCAAGCGAAGATATAAAACAAGCTCACGCGGCCGCTATTGAGATGTATATACAAGATCATGTTGGTCAATTAAGTGATGGTAATTACGGAAACATATATTTTAACGAAACGTTAAATGATTGGGCAAGATTTGATATAAACAAAAGAACAAAGTTTGATGCGTCTATAAGTTCTGGATTAGCTATTATGGCATGCAACAGACATCTATATAGGCCGAGCGCAAAAATTGAAAAACCAAAATTGAATATAAGCATTGCCAAATACTCTAATCAAGGTAGTGCTTCAAAGATAATAAAGAATTAATATGAGACAATTTCCAAGTCAAGTAGTTAGTGATGCAGAGAAAATAAGCTATGAGTACGGGCTCAAAGTGGCTCAAGCTATAGAAGGAGAGTGGTTTGACAAAGACAACTACAATAATAGATATATTCACAATAGAAATAACTTTCACAATTTAAGACTGTATGCTAGAGGAGAACAAGCAATACAAAAGTATAAAAATGAATTATCAATAAACGGAGACTTGTCTTATTTAAACTTAGACTGGAAACCAGTTCCTATAATACCTAAGTTTGTAGACATTGTAGTTAACGGTATTGCAGAAAGATTTTTTGATATAAAATGTTACTCACAAGATCCATTTGGAGTTAGTAAAAGAACTAAGTACATGGACGATCTTATGGAAGACATGAGAAGCAAAGAACTAAAAGAGTATGTTAAAGAAACTTTTGGTATGGACTTGTTTAACGGACCAGCGGATTTGCTTCCTGATTCACAAGAAGAGCTTGATTTACACATGCAGTTAAATTACAAGCAAGCGGTAGAGTTAGCGGAAGAACAAGCTTTAAGAACCTTACTAGAAGGAAATAAATATGATCTTATAAAGAAAAGATTTTACTATGACCTAACGGTCTTAGGTATTGGTGCCGTAAAAACAGGTTTTAATACATCTGAAGGTGTTACAATAAAATACGTTGACCCTGCTAACTTAGTCTACTCTCACACAGAGTCTCCTTATTTTGAAGACTGTTACTATGTTGGTGAGGTAAAAACCATACCCGTAAACGAACTTGTTAAAGAGTTTCCACACTTAACGCAAGAAGATTTAAAAGAAATAACAGATTACAATAATCAAAACTCCGGTAGATACGAAACAAACCGTATGAGAGATGGTGATAACGACAGAAACAAAGTCAGAGTGCTTTACTTTAATTATAAAACCTATATGTCTGAGGTTTACAAGGTTAAGCAAACTGCCACTGGTGCTGAAAAAGCAATAGAAAAAGACGATTCTTTTAATCCAGAAGAAACTCAAAACTTTAGTAGAGAAGCAAGAAAAATAGAGTGTTTATATGATGGGGCTTTGGTTTTAGGTACTAAAAAGCTACTTAGATGGGAAATGGCAAAAAACATGATGCGTCCTAAAAGTGATTTTACTAAAGTAAAAATGAATTACGCTATGTCAGCTCCAAGGATGTATGAAGGACGTATAGAGTCATTAGTAAGTAGAATAACTGGTTTTGCTGATATGATACAACTTACGCATTTAAAATTACAGCAAGTGATGTCGCGTATGGTACCAGATGGTGTGTATCTTGATGCTGATGGACTTGCTGAAATAGATTTAGGTAATGGAACAAGTTATAATCCTCAAGAAGCTTTAAACATGTTCTTTCAAACAGGTAGTGTCATAGGTAGAAGTTATACTTCTGAGGGCGATATGAATGCTGGAAAAGTTCCAATACAAGAAATAACGTCTGGTAATGGCGGAGGTAAATTACAGTCTCTTATAGGTAATTATAACTATTATCTACAAATGATTAGAGACGTAACCGGTCTTAATGAAGCTAGAGACGGTAGTACACCTGACGAAAGATCTTTAGTTGGTGTTCAAAAAATGGCTGCTGCAAATTCTAACACAGCAACTAGACATATACTAAAAGGAGGTTTGTTTTTAACGCAAGAGGTCTGCGAGTGTTTATCACTTAGAATATCTGACATTATAGAATACTCACCAACAAGAGATGCTTTCATGCAACAAATAGGTGGGCATAACGTTGCTACGTTGGCAGAAATATCACAAATACATTTGTATGACTTTGGTATATTTTTAGAGCTACAACCAGACGAAGAAGAAAGAGCTATTCTTGAAAGTAACATACAGGTGGCCTTAGGCCAACAAACTATAGAACTAGAAGACGTTATAGATCTTAGAGAAATTAAAAACATAAAACTAGCAAATCAGCTTCTTAAGATTAGAAGAAAGAAAAAACTTTCAAGAGACCAAACTATACAACAAGAAAACATGCAAGCTCAAGCTGACGCAAATATTAAGCAACAAGAGGCCTCTGCTCAGTTTGAACAAATGAAACAACAAACTGTTGCTAATACGGCTATATCTATTGAATCAGCTAAAGCTGAGTTTGAAACACAAAAGATGCTAGCTGAAGCTGAAATTAAAAAGCAGTTAATGCAATTAGAGTTTGATTACAATATGAAACTCAAAAGCACTGAGGGTGATCAGAGAGCGATGTTAGAAAAACAAAAAATGCAAAGCTCTGAAAAACAAACAGAGATGCAAGTTACAGCAAAAAAAGAAAAACCTTTTGAATCTAAAGGTAATGACGTACTAGGAAAAGGTGTTGATCTGTCAAGATTCGGTCCTAGATAAAAAAATTATTAATTATTATTATATTATATTATGGCAAAAAAGAAAGAAGAGCCTAAAGTAGACAACGAAACAGGCTCGTTAAAAGTAAAAGAAAAAACAGAAGCACAACCTACAGGTAACGAAACTAAAGGTAACGTTACTAAGGTTAAAGCAAAGATGAAAAAACCTTCTGAAGTTGTAGAGGAAACTATTACTAAAGTTGACCTAAGTAAACCTATGTCAGAAGAAACAGTAGAAAAAGTTGAAGAATCTCCAGTTGAAGAAACCGCGGTTGTTGAAGCTCCAGTTTTAGAAGAAGTAACAAACGAAGAAAAAGTTGAAGAAATAGCCGACGTAGTAGAAGAGGCTTTAATTGAAGCTACTGAATCGGGTGTTGAGTTACCAGAAAATATTCAAAAATTAATGAATTTTATGGATGAAACTGGCGGGGATTTAAATGACTACGTAACTCTCAATCAAGATTATTCTGAGTTAGATAATCATACTTTGTTAAAAGAATACTATAAGTCTACTAAGC